GCCTTTTGTGCATCAATCTCTGCCGCTTTCAAAAGCAGGAACTTTTCCTGAATAGCTTTTGCCTGCGGTTGAAAATCCGGATATTCTGCGGCCAAACGCCATACTTCCTTTTGGTATTCCTCCAGGTTATATTTTGACTGCGAAAGAATGTCCGCCAAATCGTTTGCGAAAATCTGGTATTCCTTCAGGAACATGTTCGGCGCATGGCGTTGAAAAAACGACAAGCCGCCGGTATCCTTTAGTTCTTCCTTCAGGTCCTTGATGTTCTTTTCGGCCACCTTTAATTTATAGGACCATTCGGCAATGGCTTGGTTTTTGCTCTGCGCGGTCACTAGGTTGTTTGTTTCTTTGACCGTTTCGGCCATCTGTTCCTTAAGTTTGGCCAAGGTATCCGCGTGATCGTTTGCCGCACGTTTTGCCACGTTATGGCTGTCTATTAACTTATACAGGCCATAAACAACCAACATAACAAGACCGGCCGGGCCACCAAGCAGAGCCATAATACCTTTCAAAAGTCCGACAGCACCGGCAAGAACCTTTGCCGCCACCGCTGTTGCGTACATCTGAACTGCGGCCACTTTGGAAACTTGCCACATCATCTTAAGGCCGAGTGTGGCTGAGGCTCCGGCGGTTCCGGTTCCCATAAGAGCGACATTCAGCGCATAAACGCTTGCCTTTAACAGGTCAATTCCTTTTGTAATCAGACTTGCACCTAACCGGACTGTTAAGAGGGTGATGATAGGCTCAATGTATTTGGCCAATGTAAAGAACGCTTTACCGGCGATAGTTACTGCGCTTGCTAAAGTTTCACCAATAGTTTTAGCCGCACCATCAGTACCTGATATTAAATTATTAAACTGATCAAGAACTTCTTTTATTGCTTTGTTTAATCCATTTTCACCAATCGTTCGCGCAACTTTTGCAAGAGCATCTTCAATGTTTGACATTGTTCCGCCCATTGTATTCATCTGTTCGGCCATGGCACCACCAAAGTTTATTGTGCCGATAGATCGAAGATAGTTTTCGATTTCTACAGCATTTTTACCGACTTCTGTTGTAATGCCTTGAAAAATAAACTTTACAAGTTCTCCCTCGACCTTTGCTTTGATACCAAACGTTTTAAGCCGTTCAAACTCGCCAACGGTTGCAGAAGTCACCGCAGAAACAAACTCCAAGATGTTCTTACCAAAGGCTGATGCCGTATTACCATAAGAGATCAGAGCTTCCATTGAGGGTTCCAAGCCCATTGCCTTTAACCGGATAAAACTGTCTACGATTTCATCAAGTTGGAATGGCGTTGATGTGGCAAAGTCTTCAATCAAAGTAAAGGCTTCTTTGGCCGCTTTTGCAGAGCCGGTCACCGTTTTTAATGATCCGGAAAGTCTTTCAAACTCTTTATTTGTTTCTACAATGCTCTTAAAAGTGTTCGTTAGTCCGCGTAACCCGAGGTAGGCTCCGGCCAACGATGCCGCCTGTTTGAGGGTATTATTAAAGGCCTTGGCTGTGTTGTCCAAGATCTTTAAGTTATCGTTTGCCGGTGTGATGACCTGAGTTATCCGCTGAAAGGCTTTCTGTCCGTCCGAGCCAATGTTCTTGAACTCTTGCCGGACCTTGTCGCCGCCCACCGCTTCAAGTCTGATTGAAAGTTTTTTCGCTGTGTTCATTCGTTTTTTCCATAAAAAAACACCCCAACCGAATGGTTGAGGTGCCTTGTTGAAATTTGTTTTAATTAATAGTCGTAGTAGTTTGTGTTCCCGAAGCTGTCTTTACGAGAGCGCGTGTGAATGTTTCGATTCCCGATAGTGCCATAGGTATTTGTATTACCAAAGCTGTCAGTCCGGGAACGGGTATTTACATTTTGGTTACCAATCGTTCCGTATGTATTGGTATTACCAAAACTGTCGGTTCGAGATCGCGTATTTACATTATCGTTTCCAATAGTGCCATAGGTATTGGTGTTACCAAAACTGTCTGTCCTGGATCGTGTATTGACATTCTTGTTGCCGATCGTTCCGTATGTATTAGTATTTCCGAAACTATCGGTCCGAGAACGGGTGTGTACATATTCGCCGTCAGAGTTTGTTCCATAGCAATTCCTATTGCCAAAACTATCTTCAGAACAACGAACTGTGGCTTGAGCCTGAATTGCTAGCAAGCAGAAACATAAAGTAAAAAGTATATTTTTCATGGCTAATCCTTTTCTTTTTACTCTATTAGTATCAAACACAAAATAAAATTTCAAGATATCGGACTTAACTTCTGCCAGTTTCTGACATATCATGCATGCCGGCCTTTATTCCTTGGATTCCGACAGATAACAGTTCAGTCATCACCGCACTTTTTAATCCCAAATTCTCAGCCACCGTCAGCGCAACGCCAAGGTCAGGCTCAGAAAGTTTTAATAAAACCTCCCAAGCCTGATGTCCTTCTGTAGTTTTTAAGGTTGTTTCTACGTATCGGCATCTATAGATGGGGCAGTTGATTTCTTGCTCGCCGCATCCTTGGCAGTAGTTTCGCCCGGAGCCGAAGTGCCATCTTGCTCGGGCATATATGCGTTTTTTTCGGCCTCGAGTATTTCTTGAATGCCGCAATATTGTTGTCTGAATGTTTCGGCGATACTCCAAAAGTTCGTGAAGAGTTCCTCAATTTTGACCGGTGTCAGCGGTGCTTTTTCGTCTGTTTCGGCTTCTAAAATGCCGTCCCATTCAATAATGCCCGCCAGCGCAAGACCCAAAATTAACTGCTGATCGGCAAAAGCTTCACGCTTAGTTTGGTCTTCTAAGTCCGGTAGTGTATTATCTTTGATGCCGTTTTCACGTGCATCTTTAATGCGGTTTGCATATTCAGCAACCTTGGAATTCATAAAGGCTTTTGCCTCATAAAAGACCGAAGATGTACAAGGTTTAACTTTAACCCGGACACCCATTCCCAAATCCAACCAGTAAGGCTCATTCTTAAACTTTAACTTTAACATTAGTATTCCTCCACATCGTTATACAATTGAACAGTTACCATTTTGCCGAGTTCGGCGTTCTTGGCCCCTTGGAAATCATAAGAGCACTCAATGCCGCCAGGGCCTGAAATAGAACGTTTCGGTTTTGGCAGATAGACTTCGTGGCAAGTAATAACGAGCCTTTGTGTGTCTGATAACTGATAACCGAGCTCTAAGTCCACCGGAATACCGGCGCGAGCCTTGTCCATCAACGCATTGTCGCCATAACGAACCGCAATCGAACCGGACAACGAGGCCACGCCCAAGTCAATAGCTTCAACTTTACCATCGCTCCGGATTGTCTCAATTTTTTCAAGGTTGTTTGAATAGGTAACCGAGGCACTGGTCACATTAGCCAATGTTTCGCCACCGGATTTAATAAAGCCTTGGAATTGTGAAAAGCGCGTGTAGTTCTTAACTTCAGGTACATCTGAAACAGATGTTTCCGAGGCTGTTTCACTTTGGGCCATTAAAGAAACTGTGGCCTGTGCTTCACCGGACCTGGCGAAGTTAAAGGCGATAGAGTTTGCGCGTGCGCCAAGGAATCTTATGAATTCAGGAACTTCGGCAAGTCCTAATTCAAGAGAGTAGCTCGGAAGCGTTGTTTTGCCGCTTTCAAATGTATGCGTATAAACGCCATTTTCGTTGGTCGTTTCCGGAACTCCGAAGACAGCTTTCAGCCAAATTCCGATGTTTCTAAGGTCAACCGGCACCGCCAAATCACCTTCAACGTTAATAACGTCTTGGAATGGTGTGGTCGGGTCGCGGCCAAGGCCTAAAACATTTGAGGAAATCAACCCTTGTTCGCTGTCAATTGCGCTTGATGCAAACGGCACTTGGGTATAAGGTCCCGAAGAAAGAGTGCCGTAAGTGCTTTCTTCAGCGATTAATAGTTTGGCATTCCAGCCATATGCTCGTGACATTTTAGCCTCCATTTCAAGGGGGATTCACAGCCCCCAACAAGTTAATAAAATTTGATTTGCGCCGTCAGATTTTTGCAGGTGTAGCAATCTACATCAAAAAAATCCGACAAGCAGGGCGGATTTTAAGACTTGCCCTATGGGTCTGTTTGCGGTTATCATCTAATTTGTCGCAAGCCTTGCAAATAGTGACGCTATTGGCTGCGCCTTGCTCCTTTTATCTGATTAACCGCAAATCAGATTGGGAGCCGCGAAGCCCCCTTAAAATGGAGGCTTTTCCCTTTGTTAAATTAAGTTAGAATTTGAGGTGTATTCAAGGACAATGGGAACGATCGCACCTTTGATGGTTACGCCACCTTCAACAGGTTCTTCCACAAACTCGGGTGGATCCGCGTGCATATAATCAACTTCGCCTCCGAGGAGAGGATCATTCTGCAAAAGTTCACCGATTTCCACCAACAGCCAGTCCAAGGCTTGATCGCGCTCGGCCGGTGTTTCTTTTTGAACAATGACTTCCAGTTCAGCCCGATGTGTGAAAATGTAGCAAGGCGGCGATAATAAAATCTCCGGCTCGCCGACATTACCATCGCGCAGGATAACCAAACCGCCATCAGGGATTTTTTGCGGCAGAGGATCATTGCGCTTAACGGACACATCAAGCGTTGAAAGCCTTTCAAATAAAGCGTTTAATACGATTTCTCTTTTACTCATCTTCGCTCCAGTTTTGTAAAATCAAGCTCGGCACTTTGTTTTGCCAACGCTCGCTTTCACTTTCAAAGTTAATTAATTTCGGTATTTTGACCTGAGGCACCAAGATAAAGGCGATGACCGTCTTTTTCTTTTTGGTATGGACAAGCAATGAACAGGCATTGCGGCGATACACAAACTGTAGCCGCACGCCTTTCATCTGTTCATAAAGACCCGGTGTCATACGTTTACCGCGTGCTTTTTTCGGGATTGCATCGGTCGGAATGGCAAGCCACAGACCGTTTTTGCCTCGGATAATGCTTGCGTATTCAAAGCCCTGCATAATCTTTTCGGCATTAGAATAGACCTGACCGGCCGCGCTGATACTCGGCTTTCCTTTCGGATAGACGACACCGCGCCAAGTGTTGGCCATGCGAGAACTCATACCGGCCGAGCGGACCTGTTCACGCAAAGACGTTTTAAGGCCATTCGTTGCCGCCGTTATTCCTAACGTCACAGCTTTGGCACCTTCTGAATAGTGCTTTTCCATGACATCAGACAGTTTCCCTTGTAGTGCAAGTTTTAATTGCATAGCACATCAACACTCCATACTAGATTATGAATATCTTTGACCGGTTCCGTATGCACCCGATAAGTTGCCGCATCTGTTTCTATTGTATCCGCGACAGCTAAATCAGGCGCATCAGAAATCCGTATCTTCATAAAATGTGTATCGGTGTGAGCCTTAACAAAACCCACACCGACCACTTCGTCCGGTTCAATCAATAAAAAAAGGACTTCTCGTCCTTGATAATTCCCGATCGTTCCGCACCGATTAAACAGGCTGTCCACCGCCTTTTTGAGAGGAAGGGTCATCTTTACCTCCTGTTTCATCAGGTTTCTGTGGTTGCTGTGGCTGTGTTGCCGGCTTTTGGCCACCTTTAACAGGCACTGCAAAACCGCGTTCTATCAGACTTTTTGCATCTGCTTCGTTCAGGTCATACTCCTTACCGGGAGCAATTTCTCTGCCGGCAGATACAACTAATGTAATCAAGGCCTTAATACGCATTTATACCTCCTAACCAATGGTTGCACACAAGGACGCATTCGGACGATAAGGAACGACCAAAGGCGCAGACTGCAATAACAGCCAACGAACCGATGGATCTTCCTCAACCCAAGACTTCGTGAAGTATCTGTGAGCTGTCCAGTTTGCTTTTTCATCGTGGATCGCGCCATAGCAACGAGTTCCTTCAAGTCCGTCTTTGGCTCCCATGATGACGGTTTTCGCCGGCAAGAGTTTGCTTTCAACACCGGCATCATTGATATAAAGGTCATTGTAAACATAGATATCAAAGTCACCGATAGAGCCAACATAGCGCACTTTTGAGTTTTCACCACGAATGATCGGGTCAACATTCAAAGTGTTGTTGGTGCCTCTGCGGTAATCCAAGAACTTCTTCACATCATCTTTTGAACGGAAGATTTTCCATGCTTCAGGATCCATGATGACCGTTTTTGCGATCATACCGGACTTTGTTTGAACCAAATCGGCCCAGTCTTCAAGGTCATTAATCGGGTTAACAGCCGCAGTTTCCCATGTGGCAGAACCGGTTAAGGCCTTTGTCAAAGCCGCATCACGTCCGAAGTTTACCGTTGTTGACGGATAGCCATCACCGGAAACAACAACTTGTCCGGTTCTTAAGATTTCGGCCGCCATTACTTCTTCTCGACGGGTCAGGTTTTCCAACTGGTCGGTTAAAGTTGTGGCCAAAGCGCGTTCATAGCGCCCGGATGGCGACAAAGAGCCGCCGATAATCTCACCGGCAACGCGTTTATACGGAATGTTTGCATCAAAGCGACGTTTGTCTTTCACATAAGCCGGCTTGAATGATTTGGTCTGATAGCCACCGCTATCAACAACCTTGCCGGGAAGAAGTGGAGAAACAAACGGAGAGATGCGAGGCTTGCTGTCCGTTACATCAAAAAAGATCTCTTCTTTATCCGAAGTTTGCACATTCGGGAAGAAGGTGTCGAGCAAGAAAGACGAAGGCGTGTGTAAACGTTCAACGACTTTTGCGAGCACGTTTGTAGAAAAAATATCCATTATTTATTCCTTTCAGTATGCTTGATTTGTTTTAATAAAGATGTTTTTCGCTCTGAGTTTAGCCTTTAAGCCGTCAGCGGAAGCACCGCCTGCCACAGTCAGAGCCGCAGAGTTAAACTCACCGGTCAAATAAACGACGGCTTGTTTATCTTCGCTTGTGGCATCAACAGCCTCTGCCAAAATGGCTTCAGGTGTGTCAGATGCACCACAGATGGTCAAAGCATCACCTGATGCCTTTAATACTGTGCCTCGTTTATAACTGCCGCCGGTAATGGTGGCCAGTTCAGAAACGCGGGGGAATTCGCCGGCCAATAAGGTATCGGCGGTTGTGGACCCTTGGTCCGTAAATCCTTGTACAGTCATATGTTAACCTCCAATTGTGTAAGAAGCGATGCGGTTTGCAACGTCTTCGGGTGTTTCTTCTTTATCCTCGGCAGATGGTGTGATCGCCGGGTTTTTGATTTGTGCCATTGCCACATCAAGCGCATTGGTTTGTTTGGCAACCGGCACTGTTTCTAAAATGGCCAAAATGTCAGATTCTGACAAATCGGTCTTGGCAAGCAATGCCTGAGCAGTTGCTTCCTTGCCTTTGACATTTTCGGCAGAAAGAACTTGAGACATGCGCTCGCGTTCCTGTGCTTTGATGTCAACAGACGTTTTTTCTAAAGTATCATTCATGAATGATTTCTCCGTTGATTGAGTGTTAAGGTCTGAGATGATGGCTTCAAACGAAGCTAGGCTGTCCGCCAGACCGATCCGGACAGCATTTTGGCCCACAAAAACATCACCGCCACCGAAGTTTTCGATGACATTTTTCGGCGATATATCCCTGTGAAGCGCAACTTTATTAATAAAAACCTCTGCCAGCGCATCAATGTGAGCCTGGATTTTGGCTTTCCCTTCCTCTGTTTCCACATCAGGCCGCTTGTTCGGGCTTTGAGAGGAAACAATTTCAATGGTCTTTTTCTCGTCCTCTTTTTCAAAGATGGACACAACCCCGATAGAACCGAGGATAGCAGTATCGGCCGCCATAATCTTGTCGCAGGCCGAGGCAATCCAGTAAGCACCGGAACAACAAGAACCGGAGGCATAAGCGATAATAGGCTTTTTACCTCGGGCTTTATAGATCATCTCGGCCAGTTCCGAACAGCCGTTGACTTCGCCGCCCGGACTGTCCACATCAAACAAAATGGCTGATATCTTCGGATCGTTCAGGGCTTTGTTAAAGTCTTGCGCCAAGAGTTCATAAGATGTCGCGCCACAGACCGCCGTCAAAAGGTTGGCATGTCTGAATAGCGGACCGGTTACCGGAATAACAGCAACGCCGCCTCGGGTGGAGACGGCGTAGGTGTTTTTCATATCGCGGCCCATTTCTTTGGCTATGGCCTCAGGGCTCTTGTTCGTTTGGTGTGCTATCGAAACCATTGTCGAGAGCATCTCGGGCGTTATTGCCCAAACGGTCTTTTGCATGAGTTTCATTTTTTTCCTTTCAAAAAATTAAAAACCTTTACTTTCTTTTTGAAAAAGTAAAGGATAATCAAATAACCTTTACTTTTTGTCTTGACTTGTAAAGGATAATTTGATACATTTAGGTTTGTTAAAACAAAGGAGATACCATGAAACGTGATATTCAAGGCACTTTAGTCAAATGTTCAATAACATCTGAAACATATCAAGCCTATGTTCCAAACCCATTACCTCCGAAGCCAGATATTGATTTATCCGAAGTTTCGGTATTGCTTGAAAAAGCTAACCAAGCTATTGGTCAATTAAACGGTGTTGTTGAAACTGCCGCAGATCCGTCTGTTCTTAATTATATGTATGTCCGTAAAGAAGCAGTTCTTTCCTCGCAAATTGAGGGAACTCAATCAACATTGGACGATCTCTTAAAATATGAATCCGAACAGACACATGGTATTCCTATTGCTGATGCATCCGAAGTATCCTCTTATGTGGCCGCCTTAAATCATGGTTTAAAGAGAATTAAGGAAGGTTTTCCTTTGTCATTACGGTTAATCAGAGAAATTCATAAAATTCTTCTCACAAATTCTCGTGGTCAAACAAAATTGCCGGGTGAATTTCGTTCGTCACAAAACTGGATTGGTGGAACACGTCCTGGCAATGCT